TGGCGAGGTATTTTCTGAGCGTATGAAAATATTCCGAAACCGAGTGTTAAAACGTCTAAGGACTTTCACTCCTATAGGGCATGATGAATTTCTTGCCTATTATGGGGGTCGAAGATTAGGTGTTTTCACAAGGGCGGTCGAAAGCTTAAAGTACGAAGCTGTAAGCCGTAAGGATTCATATTTAACTGCGTTTGTAAAGCGTGAAAAGATCAACTTTACAAAGAAGAAAAATCCTGCTCCCAGGGTTATTCAACCGCGTACCCCTCGTTACAATGTGAAAGTCGGATGTTATCTTAAACCAATTGAACACGATATTTATTGTGCTGTTGGTAAGGTGTTTGGTAACACGACCATTGCTAAGGGTCTCAACGCATTACAGCGTGGGATCTTGATCAGTGGAAAGTGGGGAAGGTTCAAGAAACCAGTTGGCATCGGTCTGGATGCCTCTAGGTTTGACCAACATATGAGTGAAGCGGCATTAAAATGGGAACATTCGATATATTTGGCATTATATCGTAATGATAAATTCCTTGCTAAATTACTCCGATGGCAAATTGAAAACAAAGGATTTGGTTATTGCTCCGATGGTAAACTCAAATACAACGTTAATGGTTGTAGGATGAGTGGAGACATGAATACAGCCCTCGGTAACTGTCTTATCATGTGTGGGCTTGTCTGGTCGTTTATGGCAGACAAACAAATTGACTTTGAATTCATCAATGATGGTGATGACGGTATGCTTATCTTCGAGCAATGTCATTACGAGTTAGTAATTGATGGGTTGCATGCCTGGTTTTATGAAATGGGATTTACGATGCAGGTTGAAGAACCTGTTTTCGAACTTGAACATGTGGAGTTTTGTCAATCACGACCTGTTTGGACAGTCGATGGTTACTTAATGGTTAGAAATCCTTTAACGGCAGTGGCAAAAGATGTCATGTGCTTGAAGGGATTGGGAAATAAGGTAGACTTTGATGATTATTTCGGTGTGTTGGGAGCTGGTGGCTTGAGTCTTTCTGGTGGAATTCCCATCTGGCAAGATTTTTATTCACAAATGGCTCACAACAAGACACCATCCGTGTCTCATGATAAAACTGCGTATGAAACGGGTTTTTTCATGCTGGCTAAGAGTATGACACGGAAATATAAAGAAATACATCCTAGGACACGTTGTTCCTTTTGGTTGGCTTATGGTATTGTACCAGACCACCAGATCGCCATTGAGGCGGATTTCAGGACCTTCCCGTTCGCGTGGCAGTGCCCCGAACCTGAATCCGGACTTAACTACTACCCTTCGTGGTACTAATTACACCCGACCGCAACGTCGTTAAACTAACCTCGACCGTAATGTCGTTAAACTAAGGTTGGCGGACCTTCCGTCATTGGGTCTTATCGAGTAATAACCCAAAACGTTGCGGACTATTGAGAGTACTTTTGAGCCACTTGGTAGTTGTCGCGTAAATATTTACGTACTAATCAGAATGTCGAGAGACTGCACGGCGTTTCCCCTAGCGACACTGTCTCTATTATGCAACACAAGGAATTAGGTGTAGCTTCC